AAATCTATGATGCAAATGCTGACACGATAGAAGCCACTGCACAAGAACACGGCTTTGATAGCTCAGATAGTGGTCATTGGATATGGCCGGGCGAAGAATTGATTATACCGGGCATGGGCAGTTCAGAAGAAGTCACAACTACTACAACAAGAGTAGAAATTGTAGGAGAACCTATGCCGGAATTAGGAGATATGCTAAAGGATAAATTATCAGCTTTATCATATACGGACGTCGCAAGCGGACAGTCTGATACTGCAAGTATTACAATTGCCGATATATCTAAGGACTGGCTTACAACGTATTATCCCAGAAAAGGCGCTGAATTCGCGCTTGGGATAAAACTCAACAATTGGAACAATGCAGGTGATAGCAGTGAATGTAATTATGGAACATTTATTATTGACGACATTGCACCTTCTGGAAGGCCTTTGAAAGAAACGATTAGCATGGTAAGTATGCCGTCTAATAATGATTTTAAAACTTTGCCGAGAGGCGACACATGGAAAGATACAACTATTAGAGATATTGCACAGGTGATAGCGAATAGAGCAGGAATAGAACTTTATTATGACGCACCTGATATACAGATATCCGAAAATGAACAGAATAAACAGACGGATAGTAGTTTTTTACTATCATTATGCGAAAAATATGGACTTGGAATGAAAATATACAATCACAAGATTGTAATATTTGACATAGTTGAATACGAACAGAAAGAAAGCGTGTTGACTATTGATGAATCTGAAATCACATCATGGACGGGTTCAGATACAATAGCAGGAACATATACAGGCGTAGAACTTGGATATTCAGATCCTGACAAAGATAACACGATTAACATATTTATAGGAGAAGAAGGCAGAAAATATTATCTTAATGTACAGGCTTCAAGCGAATATGACGCGCAATTACAGGCTGCGGCAAAGGTTAATGAAGCGAACAGAAAAATGCTTACACTGTCTATAACAATGATGGCTAATCCTGACATTGTTGCAACACAATGTATCGATATCACGGGATTAGGAAAGCTTGATGGTAAATATTACATAGACAGTATTAAGCATGATATATCTAAAGGATATAGCCAGAAATTAACAATACACAAAGTACAGGACCCGATAACAATATCTGCTCCGGTATATCAGGAAGAAGATACGACAGACAACAATAATGTTTATATTGTAGAATCCGGAGATACACTGTGGGGAATAGCAGACAGTTATTACGGTTCAGGGATTCGATACACAGAAATCTATGATGCAAATGCTGACACAATAGAAGCTACTGCACAGGAACATGGCTTTGATAGTTCAGATGGTGGCCATTGGATATGGCCGGGTGAAGAATTAATTATACCATAGGGGGCTTTATGGAATTAAGAATTGGCAGAGTGATTGAAATATACCCAAAAGAAGGCAAGGTTAAAGTAACATTTGAGGATGCGAATAATTCTTCACTTGCACTCCCGATGCTGACAATGAACAATGAATATATGATGCCATCAATCGGTTCAAGAGTTATAACTGCTCATTTTGACAGCGGAAGCAGCAAAGGGGTTGTTTTAGGCACATATTATTATGATGGAAACAAGCCTTCTGCATCTACTGGATTCAGAAAAGATTTTGGAAAAGGTGCTTATATTTCGTCTGACGAAGATGTAACAATAGGCGCTAAAAACGACATTGATTTTAGAGCGGGAAGTACTCTGACCTCTATTAAAACTATTATTCAAGAGATAAATCAGATTAAGAACGATTTAAAAGAAATGAATAATAAATTAAATGACATTGAGAAGACGGAAAACGAGAACACAGGCAAGATAAAAAATATAGAAGAGCAAGTTGCAAAACTAGATAACAGCGCCAAGATTGCTGCATTAGAGAAGAGGATTGAAACTCTTGAAAAGAAGGGAGGCTGATTATGGTAATAGGAAATCTTGGAGACCTTATTGTATTTGAGGTGAGCAGTGAAAAAATACAGACATTTAACTCATTAACAAGAAGTGTTAAGGGAAAGTGGACTACACACGACATAATAAGCAACAAACCTAAATCTGAGTTTTTAGGCGCTGATCTTAGCGATATCTCTTTTGCTGTTACATTATCAGTGAATCATGGAGTGAAGCCCAGAGATACAATGGAACGAATAGAAGAGGCTGTAGAAAAAGGAGAACATTTTCCGTTTGTCCTGGGGGGTAGATTGATAGGAGAAAATGATTGGAAAATTACTTCAATGAGCGAAACATACAGCACAATTATTGCTGATGGGAAAATAGCTCAGGCTAAAGTGAATCTGACACTGCAGGAGTATGTATAAGGAGGCATTATGGAATCAGTTATTGACATTAAAGATACTGGGTTTAGCCAGGAAGAAATTGAAGATATTAATAGATGTTTAACAACATTATATTCCGTAATTGCTGGGACAATGCCACTAGACAGAAATTTTGGCATCAATATAAATGAGATAATGGGATATCCAACAGAAGTTGCAAAGAATAAGTTATCTGTAGAGATTATCTCGAAAACCAGAATATATGAACCGAGAGTAAGCGTATACAAGGTTGAATGCGAGATATTGCAAGACGGACAAATTAAGCCACACATTTATGTCAAGAAGGGAGAATGATATGGGAATTGTGACAGATAAATTTCCTGATATTAGTTTCATTAAAGACGCTAAGGTTGAAGAAGTATTAAGCCGTATGATAAATGATTATCAGGACAAATACAAGGAAATAACCGGAAAAGAAATATCCTTAGCAAAAGCAGACCCGTACAGGTTGATAATATACGCGTGTGCGCTTCAAATATATCAGGCAATGCAATATGCTGATAGAGCAGGAAAAATGAGTTTCTTAAAATATGCCAAAGGTGAATACCTTGACAATCTGTGTGCGTTGAAGGGAATTCATAGAATCGAATCAAAACCGGCGGTGACTACTCTGGAATTCAGTATAAAACAACCTTTGGAATCTGCAGTAAGCATTCCGGCTGGAACACGCGCGACAAATGGAAATGATTTATTTTTTGCAACGGACAAGTATGTTCAGATTGAAGCAGGAGAAACAAGCGCATCAGTCAATGCAACATGTACAACAGCAGGAACTTGCGGAAATGGCTTTGAAGATGGAGAGATTAATGTAATGGTAAATAGCCTCCCTTACATTGTGTACGTTAGAAATGCTACTCGGACAACGGGTGGGTGCGATTTGGAAAGTGATGATTCATTAAGGGACAGAGCTTATAATGTCCCTAATTCATATTCAACAGCAGGACCTTCAGGGGCATATGAATATTATGTCAAACAGGTGGATTCAGGGATTGATGATGTTGTAATCAGGTCTGACACAGCCGGAGAAGTTGATATATTAATTACGGCAAACGGAGGAGTTCCAAGCGAAGATTTAATTAAACGCGTTACAGAAGCATTGAACGATAGAAGTATTAGACCTTTAACGGATAATATTAAGGTCAAAGCACCGAAACAACAGGCGTATGATGTATCATTAACTTATTTTATAGGAAAAGAAGATCAAGCTGCAGTATCAGCGATTCAAAGTAATGTAGAGTCTGCAGTAAAGGCATACAACAAGTGGCAGACAAAGAAGATAGGAAGGGACATAAACCCGTCATACTTAATACAGAAAATCATGGAAGCAGGGGCAAAGAGAGTAAACATTAATGCTCCTGCTTTTCAAATGCTTGAAAACGATACGATAGCAAAGGCTGGTGATGTGACAATTACATATGGAGGTGTAGAAGATGATTAATCTACAAGATGGTCATATAACAGATATTCTTCCTGAATATTTTAATAGCATGCCAGAGGTGCAGGCGTTAAGCTACGCTATATCTAATGCATTATATAATCTGATTGAATACTGCAAAAGTACAAGTGTATATTCCAAAATAGATGTTGCAAACAGCCAGGTATTAGATATGTTGGCCACAGAGTTAGATGCACAGTATTATGACACAGAACTTGATATTGCCGCAAAGAGGCAAATTGTAAAAAAGGCGCTTATATGGCATATGAGCGCCGGTACGCCCTCTGCAGCGGAAGAACTTATAACGGCAGTATTCGGAGAAGGGACAATTGAAGAATGGTTTGAATATGGAGATAATCCGTATTTTTTTAAAATCAAAACAAATGCAAAATTGACAGAAGATATTAACACCAGATTTAGCTCAATGCTTAAGAAGGTAATCAATACAAGGTCACATATAAGGGCAATTGAAATCCACAGAGAAGCTAATCAAACGATATATCCTTGTTTTGGTGCGATAACAATTTCTAAACCTGCCGCAATAATAGACGGATATAACGAAAAACGAGATATGATATGCACAATAATTCCTGCTTTAGGTGAAAACAAAATTACAAAACCACAAGCTGTATTAGAGGGCATAAACATTAAACATGATGATATCTTGGACACTGCTTCTTATGGAATTGCAGCCATGCAAAAAACGATTATGCCAGAAATAAGAGAGTCTAAAAGAATTGAATCGGAAGCAATCATGCAGGCTATCACAGCGTCCTTTAATGTCGCTGATAGTATATATAAGAATACAATAAAAGAACAGGAGGAATAATTATGCCACAATTGTTCAATAACGCTGTCCTGACAGACAAAGGAGCAAAGCTTCTTGTTAGGGCGCAGGCGGGAGAAATTAAACTGCAGTTCACAAGAATGGCAACGGGCAATGGAACATATACAGCATCAGAAAAAACGGTGCAGTCATTGCAGAAGGCAACAAAACTTAAAACACAAAAAAACACTTATGCGTTATCAAGTATAAGCGTATATAGCGAACATTCTGTGAAGCTTACAGCATTAATAACTAACTATGATCCAGTTAAAGAAACGATACTTGTGTCTACAGGTTACTACATTAACGAGATAGGTATTTTTGCTAAACCGCAGGGCGCAGCGGATACAGAAGAAGTATTATATTCGATTGCTGTAGTTGCGGGTGATACAG